GAATACAACTTCTCGCAAAAATCATGAATAACTATATTAACGCCACCATTATCCCAAGCAAGGCCACAAGCCGCAATACAAACGTCACACCAAGTACGACGCTCACTATTACCCCATAATCCTTTTATCCAAAAATCATCCCAATCTTTGAAGGGTAAAACATCTGGTATTTCTTTACCATCAACTACAGAAGGGAAATGAGGCGGCCTTTGAATAAAATATCTCTTCAATAATGAAACACCTCTAATTTTGAGACTCCCTCTTCCATCAGGAACAGAATAAAGAGGGAGGCCACGTTTGATAATTTTCATCTTTATACCCCAATGAGTCCACAAATATTGAGCAAATAAATCCTCATTAATTATATGAGAGAGAGATTTAATACAGGCAATAATATGATCATCACCATATATAGGAAACACTAATCTCCCAGATCTAAGAGCATCAATAATCTTCTTCCCCTCAGTAGGATGGGTTAAAATCATATAAGAACAATAAGAGCAAAAGAGCAATCCCATAATCCATGAATTCCCATGAGATGTCTCTAAAAACCCAGAAGGCATAGTACCAAATATAACTTTCCAACATTGCCCAAACAAATTAACTATTTTTACTGACAAATGTTCAGTACTTGCTCGGAGAGCTGCCATAAAAAGGTCCCAATCCTCAGGAGGAGATTTATCTTTATTATAATAATTAACTGTAAAAGCAGAATAAATCTCCAACAAACCTTTTTTAATAGAAGTATCTAACCCGGCAACATCGCCTTCATCAAACGTCATAAGAAGTTTACCAAGTGCATCTTTTTCAAAATTATTCGTAATTTTCTTTGCAAACTCATAAGCACCTCCATGTAACATCCTCATACCTATCATTATCCATTCACCTACTTCAAATTTCTGCCTATCACATTGAACCAGAAAGGCATTCATTTGTATAGTGAGAAAACATATAAAAAACTCCCTACATTTCAAGGATTTATTAAAGTAATCTTCAGGTGTTATATCATTAAGTGCATTAAAAACTTCATACTTCATTGAGGCAACACAATAAGGGTCGGAAACCTTATAAACTTTATTTCGCTTAAAGTTATAAACAGTCTCCAACATCTTTTTAATAGCATAAGGCTTCTGATCAACTTTCTTTCCACACACCACTCTTTTGGTCCTAATCTCACCATTTCTAATAATACGTTCTACACCAGGTCTAGAACCAGCAGAGGAACCACCAACTACAGGCTGGTTAGTAATATCTTCATCTGTATATGTCCACACTAATCTTTTAAAATATTGACGCCACTTATTAGCTTCAATAAATAATTCAAGTCCCATAGCCAAACTTTTTAAAATGATCGGACTACTAGGCATTTTTCTAGTATCCTTACCATATTTAAAAATATTATAAGGCAATTTATCAGGATAAATATGAGATGTAGATTT